TGGCCACAAATGGATAGAATTTTATACGGTGGATTTAGCCGTGGAGAATTAAACATTTTTGCCGGAGGGTCAGGTTCGGGTAAATCTTTGGTCATGATGAACATAGCCCTGGGTTGGTTGCAAGCAGGACTAAGTGGTGTGTATGTTAGTTTAGAACTGTCAGAAGAGTTGTGTGCATTAAGAACAGATGCAATGTTGGCAGGTATGAGCACAAAAGAGATTCGCAAAGACATTGATCAAACTGAACTTAAGGTCAAGTTGGTTAGCAAGAAAGCTGGACAGTATCGTATTAAAGCATTGCCAGCACAAAGCAATATTAACGATATCCGTAGTTACATTAAAGAAGTACAAGTACAGACAGGAATCAAGGTAGACTTTATTATGTGTGATTATCTAGACTTGTTAATGCCAGTTAGTGCTAAAGTTAGCCCAAATGATCTGTTTGTTAAAGACAAGTATGTGTCGGAAGAATTGCGCAATCTTGCCAAAGAACTTAATGTATTGTTTGTAACAGCAAGTCAGTTGAATCGTAGTGCGGTAGAAGAAATTGAATTTGACCACAGTCATATTAGTGGTGGTATCAGTAAGATTAATACCGCGGATAATGTGTTTGGTATTTTTACAAGTCGTGCTATGCGTGAGCGTGGCAAGTATCAAATACAATGTATGAAATCGCGTAGTAGTACAGGCGTTGGCATGAAAATTGACCTAGACTACAATGTTGAAACTATGCGTATTACTGATCCAGGTGAAGAAGAACAATCTAATTTTAAACGCCCTGGCGGTAATTTATTAGATAGTATCAAAGCAAAAAGCACAATGATCAACGGCACAGAGCCGATGGTTAGTCATGATGAAGACACTAACAAGATTACTGCCGATGTCCAAAGTGCAAAATTAAAGCAATTACTAAGCCAAATTAAACAAACATAATGCCGAATCAATTTTGTAGGTATCTATCCAATGGATATTCATTTAACATAACTACAAATAATTCTGTGTTAGTTAAACCGTGTTGCCTCTATAAAAATTCAATTCCGTTGAATTCACAATTATTGCAAACTCGCGAACTTGTGTTTAACTCGATCACTCAGTGGACTGACGGTTGTAGCAATTGTAAAATATTAGAAGATGCTGGTCAACAGAGTTTAAGGCAAACTGGCCCAGATTGGATTAACGATCTCGAAAATACACAAGATCCTACATCCATTGATATACAGTTAGATACTGAGTGTAATGCAGCCTGTGTAATCTGCGTTGAAGGAAATAGTTCGTTATGGAAAAAAGAAAATTTAAAATTACATAATAAAAAAATAACAATTATTAAAGATGATACAGTAGTTAATCAAGCAATTAATTGTATTGTTAATACTGTGTCATTGGAAAAATTAAAATATGTTAAATTCTTCGGCGGTGAACCATTGTTTACGGATGCCCATTTAAAATTTATACGGCATATACCCTACCCAGAACAGGTAACATTACACTACACCACTAATGGTTCTATATATCCTAAGGACGAAGTTCTTAGAGAATGGAAAAAATTTAAAACAATAATCATTGCTGCAAGTTTAGATGGAATAGAAGAACAATTTGATTATGTAAGATGGCCATTACCCTGGACTAAAGTTAGTAAAAATTTGATCCGTTTAAGAGGAAATAAAGATATTTGGAATTTAATGTTTAGAGTAGAGTTTACTGCGAATTTTCTTAATACTTACTACTTTGACCGACTAGAAAATTGGGTAGCTAATAATCTTAATACTAATTTAAGTGGCGACAAAACAGAGATTAATATTCATCAGTGTTGGGGCGGAATATGGGATTTAGAAAAAATGCCGCAAAGTATTAGACAACTAACACTAAACAAATACTCAACTAATCATATTATACATAAATTAATAGCTAATTTAGCCCAGCAGACATCATTGGATCCTTGGCAAAAATTTGTCAACACTTGGGATAATCAACGCAAAAATAGCTGGCAAACAGCATTTCCGGATATTGTCCAATATCTTTGAGTATATTAACTGGTAAACACAATAAATAATAAAAAGGTTCTGGGCCACTATGCAAAAAAAAACCCGTAGTATTTTAGAAGAGTTAGAAACACTATATGCCGAGCGCGATAATCGCCACGTCATTGAAAACCGTGCTAATAACATCATTGCAAGTGCTATACGCTTGCTAGAGCAGATTGACTCTAGTTATACACCTGAGCAAGCCGATAATTTAACTCGTAAATTGCTCAACGCTATTAAGTTGCGTGACCCTGGTAAGTTTACACGCACCGTAAGGAAAACTGATGCAAATTCATGAAATAACTCTCAGAGAAGCAGAGTGGCAACCACTTGATCCTAAAAAGATTATGGCTACAGCCAGACCGACTCGATTTAACTACGGAACACCTCCTGCGTCGCCCGGAGTCGGTACCGAATTACCGACTGATCCTGCATTAAAAGCAAAACAAGATGCGCTATCGGCACAACAAGCACAGCATCAACAACAATCGGCCAATGCATTAAAGGCTATGAAGGCAAATACAGTTGCAGCAAACAAAGTTGCTACTGCACCAAAAACTCTCGCACCAGCAACTACCAACCCCAACCCAGGAGCTTCTGCATTTGGGCAAATGGCTCAACAATTACAGAAACCTGCTACTCCTGCTACTCCTGCGGGACCAACACAGTCTAGCACTCAAGGAACAATTACCCCAACTGCAACAGGAGTAGTACATACTGCTAGTGAACGAAATCCTAATCCACGTACAGAACCCATAGGTGCTCAGCAAAAGTGGGACATTGAATTTAGAAAATTACAAAACCAATATCCAGGCCGTACCCCTCAGCAATATCAACAAGCAATGTTACAAAGAGTAGGAACAGCTCGTCCTAATGGCACACCTGCAACACAAGCCGCACCAGCACCGCAGGCCGCTGTAACAGCACAGCCCGGGACTACTATAAAATCTGCTCCTCGTCCAGCGCAACCAGCACCGGCCGCAACAACACAATATCCACCAATCACACTCGGCTCTGGTCCTAAAGCACAAGTATATGTTAATAACGGTCGCGGCTACATCGATAGTAAAACTGGCAAACCAATGCCCCCATCTATTGTTAAGGCTATGGGTATACAATGAACTTACTAGAAGGCGGCAATGTATTCAAAAATAATGATGGGCAAGCCTTAACACAGCGTATTAATCAAACTGATGTTAAGCCAACCTTGGCCTGGCTTGAGGAAATGTTACCAGGCTTAGATTTACAAAATAATACTCTTGGATCAACTGGTATTAAAGATACTAGTGGTGACTTGGATATTGCTGTAGATGCCAACCGAGTTAGTAAAGAACAATTAGAACATAGGCTCAAATCATGGGCCGTAGCCAATAAATTTAAACCCGAAGACTATGTTCGTAAGTCTGGTAGTGCTGTGCATTTTAAAACACCTATAGACGGTCGTCCTGATCGTGGCTATGTACAAACAGACTTTATGTTTATGAAAGATGTTCCGTGGTCAAAGTTCGTGCTTGGCGCTATGCCCACTGATAGCAAGCACAAAGGCCGTGAGCGTAATGTATTAATGAACAGTATTGCTAAAAGTTTAGGTTATAAATTAAATCAAAATGCCGGAATTGCTGATCGTACTAGTAACGAACTGATATCTAACGACCCAGAGCAAGTTGCCAAACTATTACTGAACAAAACAGCTACTCGTCAAGATTTAGCCAGTGTAGAAACAATATTACAAGCACTAAGCACCGATCCTAAGCGTGAACAAAAATTAGCAGACTTCAAACAACATATGGAGCGCGAAGGTCTACCGTTTATGGAAAGCCAACCCGAGCCATTATACAAAGAAGTATCAGATGTAAACTTCCTTGCCCGTCTCCGTGATCGCATTGTTAATCAAGGCATGCAGGTCATTGTTGAAGCCGAAGTGCAAGGTGGCCGTGCTAAAGGTATCGAACACTTAGAAGATTATGTGTTCCGCAATGGTAGTGCTGGTATAAAGAAAGCACTGGATATTGTTCGTCACACCTCTGCTAACACAGGTCGAACCACCACGGTTAAGTGGGATGGTAAGCCAGCACTGGTATTTGGTCGTGATCCTAACGG